TGATGAAGATTTTGAAAAAGCAGCAAGTGTTTGTTCAGATAGCCAACTATACAAACAAGCAGGTAATGGGGTAACAGTAAATGTAATATACAAGATTGCGAAACGATTATAGTGGTTCGCATTTCAAAGATTATACGAAGGAAGGAGAACAAATGTTATTTTATGACTTTGAAGTATTTAAATATGATTGGTTAGTAGTAATTATGGATACTGATACAAAGAAATATAACGTTTGTATCAATAATCCAGCAGCATTAAAAAAATATCATGAAAAACATAAAAATGATATTTGGGTTGGATATAATAGTAGATCATATGACCAATACATTTTAAAAGCTATTTTATTAGATATGGACCCATACGAAATTTCTACTCTATTAATACAAGATCATACTCCAGCATGGCAAATATCAAGAGATTTTAATAAAATTCAACTTTATAATTTCGATATTATGACAGATGTTACTAAAGGATTGAAGCAGTTAGAAGGTTTCATGGGAAATAATATAAAGGAAACCGAGGTTGCTTTTAATATAGACAGGCCATTAATGGATAATGAAATAATGGAAACTATTAAATACTGTAAATCAGATGTAGAGAATACTATGGAAGTATTTATGCAGAGGATAGAAGAATTTAATTCACAGATGGCTTTAATTAAAGCTTTTAACTTAAATATTAAATATATTAGTATGACTAAACCACAATTATCAGCAATAATATTAGGTGCTAGAAAGAAAAAACATGATGATGAATTTGATATTACGATTCCTGATAATTTAAAAATAGAAAAATATGCTTATATAGTTGATTGGTACAAGAACTATGAGAATAGAGATTATAAAAAAGAACTAAAAACTGAAATAGCTGGAATACCTCATATATTTGCATGGGGTGGGTTGCATGGTGCAAGGGTGAAATATCATGGTGAAGGAATTTACTTAAATTGTGATGTAGCTTCACTATATCCTAGCTTAATGATTGAGTATGGTTATGTAAGTCGTAATGTTTCAGATAGAAATAAATATAAAGAAATAAGAGACACAAGGCTTGAACTTAAAAAATCTAAAAATCCAATGCAGCTACCTTATAAATTAGTACTTAATAGCACTTATGGAGCAATGAAAGATAAAAATAATAATCTTTATGATCCACTTATGGCAAACAATGTTTGTGTAGCCGGCCAATTATTCTTATTGGACCTAATAGAAAAAATAGAGCCTTATGCTGATTTAATACAATCGAACACTGATGGATTATTCTTGAAAGTTAAGGATACCAAAACTATTGAAAAAATAAAAACTATTGCTGCTGAGTGGGAACAAAGAACTAGATTAACTTTAGAATGGGATACTTTTAAAAAAATATATCAAAAGGATGTAAATAACTACATTGTTATTCATGAAGATGATAAATACAAATCCAAAGGAGCCTATGTTAAAAAATTAAATAATTTAGATAATGACTTAGCCATAGTAAATAAGGCTTTAGTTGATTATTTCACCAAAAACATACCAGTAGAAACTACTATAAATAGTTGTAAAGAACTTAAACAATTTCAAATGATAGCCAAAACTAGCAGCAAATATTTATATGCTATGCATGGGGGTGAAAGAATTTCAGAAAAGACATTTAGAGTATTTGCTTCAAGAGATTTAACTGATATGGGTATATATAAAGTTAAAACTGAAGGTGGTAAACCTGAGAAAATAGCGAATACACCAGAGCATTGTTTTATACAAAATGATGATATTAGTAACAAGCGTTTATCACGTAGATTGGACAAACAATGGTATATAAATGTTGCTAAAAAAAGATTAGAGGATTTTGGTATAAGTGACCAGCTGAAATGGGATGTATAACTTAATTTACAAGGAGTGATAATTAGTGTGGAAAGGATATATACCTACTGGTGGAAAAGATGGAAAAACACCTGCTGAAGAATATAAAAACCGTACTGAATTTTATTCATTATCTGATGTTGAAAAATTAGATTCTTATGGTGGAGTTTTAGATGATAATTTGATTCAAATTGATGTGGATAATGAAGAACAATCAAATGTCCTTTATAAAATAGTACAGACTTTAAAAATTAATAGTACAGTTTTACAAACTTCCAGGGGAAAACATTTCTATTTTAAAAATTCCAATATAGAAAAACGTAAACAAGGATATAGCACAGCTATTGGAATTAAAATTGATGTTGGATTAGGTTCTCAAAATGCAGTTGTACCATTAAAAATTAAGAGTAAAAAGCGCAGATTCTTAAAAAAAGTGAATGAATTAGATATTCTTCCTGTATGGTTAAGACCACTTACTAAAAAAGAGATTAATTTTAGTAATATGCAAGAAGGTGATGGCAGAAATCAAACTTTATTTAATTATATATTACAATTACAGCAAAATGGATTTGGTAAAGAAGAAATAAGAGAAACCATTAAAATTATCAATAAATATATTCTTCAGGAGCCATTAAACACAAAGGAAATTGAAACAATTTTACGAGATGAAGCATTTTTAAAAGAATCTTTCTATATTAAAAACAAGCTGCAATATGAAATTCTAGCAAAATATTTAAAGGACAATGAAAATATTATAAAAATTAATGACAATTTACACATATATAAAGACGGTTATTACAGTAATGATATAAATATTATTGAAAAAACTTTATTAAAATATATTAATAACTCCACTAAAACACCAAGAGCCGAGGTAATAAGATATTTAGAATTATTATGTGACAATAAATATATGGCCAGTCCTAAATATATTTTATTTAAAAATGGGGTGTTTGATTTAGAATCTAAAGTATTAGAAGAATTTAATCCAAGATTTATTATAAAAAATAAAGTTCCAGTAGCTTACAATCCAAATGCCTATTCAGAAATAGTTGATAAAACCTTAAATAAAATATGCTGCGGAAACCCTAATCTACGTTTATTGTTAGAAGAAATGATGGGTTACTGCTTACTAAGGCGAAATGAATTAGGTAAATGTTTTATATTAACCGGTGGGGGCAGCAATGGAAAATCAACTTTATTAGAAGTATTACAAGTTATGTTAGGTGATGAAAATATCTCTTCAGTATCATTAGATGAATTAAATGAGAGATTTAAAACTTTTCAATTGGAAGGTAAGTTGGCCAACATTGGTGATGATATTTCAAATAAGTATATAGAAGATAACAGTACATTTAAAAAACTTGTTACTGGAGAAAAAGTTAATGTTGAAAGAAAAGGCAAAGATCCATTTGATATGAATAACTATAGTAAATTAATATTCAGTGCAAATGAATTACCAAGAATTAATGATTTATCAGATGGACTAAAGAGAAGATTAATGTTTATACCTTTTAATGCTAAATTTAGTAAAAGTGATATAGACTATGATCCTTGGATAAAGGATAAATTAACTACCAATGAAAGTTTAGAATATATGTTAAAAATAGCACTTGAAGGATTAGACAGAATATTAATAAATAAAGAATTTACTAACTGTAAAGAATGTGAAGAGGTCTGGGACCAATATGAGCAAATTAATAATCCAGTAGTAGCATTTTTAGAGGAAAAGGATATTGAAGGACAAGCCATAAGTGATGTATATAAGCAATACCAAGTATGGTGTGTTGAAGCAGGACTTAAATCTTTAAGTAAAAATGTATTTGGTAGGGAAGTTAAAAAGCATGGATATAATTCAGACAAAATAGTTAGAGAAGGTACAAAGCAGCTAAGAGTTTATAGCAAAATAATTTAATTTGTTACAAATCTTATACCATGCCAACCCACTAATATCAATGGTAACAGTAGCAACTACTTATCATTTTAGTAACTTTGTAACACTTTGTAACACTTTGTAACAATTGTAAAGTCAATAATAACAACGGTTTGAAGGTGTTTTGTTACAAAGTTACAAGAAAAAATATTCTTTTATATAAAAATATTTTAAAAAATAAAAATTATTATATATATAAAAGATAATATATATATAGTAACAGTATTTCCCACATAGTAAATAGCATAATATCAATGCTTAAGGTGTGTTACAAAGTTGTTTTAAATCTGTATCATTTGTAACAATAGCATAACTAAGCCATTTATAAGCATTTTAAAGTCGGGAAATAATTAGTCAATATTGTGTAAAATGTTGATATACCTATGTTACAGAAATGTTACAAAGTTAGGAGGAATCTAATGAATTTATATAAAAAGACTGAATTTTTACTATATAATTATAAGAATACCCTAGTCGAAATAAAAAATATAAATTTAGAAATAGAGAGTCTAAAACTAGATTATACAGGGTGTTCCGGCATAAGCTATGAAGAAAAATCAGCACCTACAAATAAGTTTAATAGTGCTATTGAAAATGAAGTTATTTCTAAAGAAAAAAGAATAGAGCAACTAGAAGTAATTAAAAAAAATAAATTAATTATAGTTAACAAAATAGATAATGCTTTAGAAATATTAGATGCCAGATTATTAGAAATAATTAAACTCAGATATTTTGAAAAAAGGAGTAATAGATATATAGCTGAAAAATTAAATTTAACAGAGGAATGGATAAGTAAACTTAAATCAGATACTATAAATCAATTATCTGATTTAATCAATATTTAAAGTAAGTTTAAAGTAAATTTAAAATAAGTCTATTACATTGTTTAAACAATTTATTATATACTATAAATAATGAAAGAGTATCTAAGAGAGGATACTCTTATTTTTTATGTCAAGTTGTAAATCCCCCTGGGAGGTGAAAATATGTTAGATGAAATTAAAGAGAAGGCAATCACTTATTTGTTAAAAGGTGAGGGAGTGTCTGATGTTGCAAAGTTAGTTGGTAAGAGTAGGCAAGCAATCTACAATTGGCTTGATGATGAGGAGTTTAAGGCTGAGTTGGACAAACGGAGACAGGAGATTATAACTAAAGGAAACGCTATTCTATTGGCTGAATTAAATAGTTCAGTAGAAAGGATAAAGAAAATAGCAATTAAATCAAAGTCTGAGAAGGTAAAGCTAGATGCCAACACATATTTAATAGATAGAGTGCTTGGTAAGACTACCACAAAAGTCGAAACAAATGTAAATGAGAATGATACGAATAAGGTCAATGATGATATATTAGAACAAGAGTTTAACGAAGTTGATAGCAAAGAAGAGTAATGAATGGCTTAACCATGAGGGTTAATGGATATGTGGCAACTTCGCAAAAATATAATTTAGCGAAGTTGTATATTGATAGTTAAACGGGGGGTACCCTTAATATTTTGGAGAATGTATAACCCCGGCAAACGGCTTCATATTTTCTGCAAAATTTTTTCAACTTCCGATTAGATTGCCCTCCTTGATAAGGCAGCCGAGATAATATCAAGGCTGCTTTTAAATTTAAATAAATGAGGTGATATTATGTATAATAATTGCCAATATGAAACAAGCTGTAAAAAATGTAAGCATAAATGCAAAGAATATAAAGATTATATTAGAAATATAGATTCTGAAAGTTTATTACAAGGGATTGATAGACATCCCTTAAAACGTGAACATGGAGCTCTGAAAAGAAGATGATCTATGATGAAGATAAACAGAATAGACAGCTATTATATAAATATTTAAAAAAGGAATATGGCCAAGATAAAGCAAAAGAGTTAATACATAAATATTCAAGTCATTTATTTGATTTTCATGGGTTGGCTTGGTCCCTTGGTAAAAAATCACTCGAATTTTTCTGTATGTATTTTCTTCAGGACACTTTTTTGCCAAAAGAAAACAATGCAGCCGCTCCAATAGCACAGGTGCATCACGATATCTGGAAGGATATTGAGGATGCCATTAATGGAGAAGGACCTAATCAGATTGGAAGAATACTCCCAAGGGGGACTGGAAAATCAGTTTTTGGTACCTTTGCTGCTGCTATGTGGTCGCATTGTTATGATCTTAAAAAATATACTCTTATTTGCTCTGATATAGGTTCAACCGCAGAAAAATTTATTAAAGACATTAAAAATGCATTTCTTGAGAATAAATATATCGAAAATGCATTCGGAATATTGCTTAATGATAGAGATAAAAGATATATATGTAATTCCACTCAGCTGGAGCTTACAAATAAAACTTTCATTGAAGCAATTTCCTCTGCATCTCCAATGAGAGGTAGAAAATTTGATAACTGTAGGCCTGATTTAATTATTCTGGATGATTATCAAAGCGAGGATGATGTCCGTACAGAGGATGCCAGAGAGAAAAAGTGGAAAAGATTTTCTGATGATGTTAAATATGCTGTTCAGAAGGCTGTTATTAGAGCTGGAAAAGTAATAAAACAAGGGACAGTTTTAATTGCTTTGGGTACCCTTCAACATAAAGAATGTTTTTATTCTAGGCTGATGAAGCAACCTACATGGAAGTTTAAGAATGAAAAGGGTGTATTAATTGATGATATAGATACTTATTTTAATACTGGGTTGTGGTTACAATTTAAAAATATTCTTTTCAATTATAAAAATGAAACTCATTTAGAAGATTCTAAGGAGTTTTATTATTCTCATGAAAAGGAAATGCAATATTCTTTATTGTGGCAAGAATTTTGGGACTGTTTAGACATGGCCATGAGTTATTATGAAAATCCAACAAGTTTTAAACAAGAAGTTCAAGGAGATATTAATAATATCGGTGAAAAGTGGTTTAAAACAGTTGCTACTGAGAAACGTTCTGAGATTGAATCTCATAAATTTATGAAGACTATGCTTTGTGTGGATCCCGCTTCAACTAGCGGGAAAAAATCGGATTATAGCGCTTATTTAGTTGGAAGCCTAGGAGAAAATAATCTGAAATACGCAAGAAAAGCAGAATTAGCTAAAATTAATGCAAGAACTGATTTTGATAAATATATTGAACATATGATTGAAATTTTAAGGGAATATTCCGAAATAAGGCATGTATACCTTGAAAAGAACACTTTTAATGGTGCAGATGCTAATCAGTTGGAAACAAAATTATTTTTGGATCCTATTTTAAGATCACGAAATATTGAAATTATAAATGAAAGTCAAAGAAAAAATAAAGATGATAAGATAAGCACAATCATACCTTATATGAATAAGGGCCAAATAATTTTTGCTGAAGAAGATAAGGAATTTACAGATCAGATTCAAGATTTTAGAGGACAGAAATTCAGTTTACATGATGATGCTCCGGATATTACAGCTGAATTTTTTGATAGAATAGATAAAATTAAAAGAAGGCCTGCATTAGGGCCTATTTTTATTAGGGGGTTATAGAATTGTTAACCAATTTGAGTTTTTTAAATGTGGGGCAGTCGTGGCCTCCTGAATGTGAAATGGATAGATTAAAATTATATAATACAAATAAAATGTTGTTTGAATGTGATCATCATGAAGTTTATGCAGAACAGTTCAAGAGAATTCAAAGGGTAATTGGAAACTTTCAAAATGTTGTAAGTTATCATGTTTTGGCTAACTATCAAAAACTTATTACTCTGAAAGTTGGTGATTTGTTGCTAGGTGAAGCACCAAAAATAACTGCAGGAGAAGACGGAAGTTCAGAACAGAATACTATAAAGAATATTATTGAAAAATCAGATTTAACAAACACTTGCTATATGAATGTAATTGATGTTAGCCGCTATGGAGATGGCTTATTTTATATCTATAAAGATGCAGATTTAAAATCAGGCAAAATTGATGTTACGCAACCACCAATATGGTTCCCTGTAGTAAGCCCAGATAACATCAAAAAGACATTATTCCATGTGTTGGCATGGACTTATGAAAATACAGATGAAAAAAATCGGAATCAAAAGTATTTAAAGGTTCAAATTCATTCTAAAGGTAGTTATGAAGAAAGAATATATAGTTTAAGTGATTCTTACGGAACAATAACAGGAATAGTTTCACCAGGAACTGTAATAAAAACCGGGCTTAAGGATTTCGCAGTAGTTCAGGTACCTAACACAATAACAAGTGATAGGGTACATGGGATTGATGACTATACTGATATTGATTCACTTGTATCTGAAATTGAGGTTAGAATTTCACAAATCGCTAAGATTTTGGATAAGCATGCAGAGCCTTCTGTAAGTGGGCCCACTACTTGTCTTGAGAAGGATCCTGAAACAGGGGAATATAGGCTTAAAATGGGAAATTTTTTTCCAAGGGATTCAAAAGATGATGCAGAGGTTAAATATATAACTTGGGATGCACAGCTGGAGGCTAATTTTAAAATGATAGATAAGTTAGTTAATATACTTCATACAATATCTGAAATGGGTTCGGCCATTTTCGGCGACACTTCTTCAGGTGGGAAAAGTGCTGGAGGTAATGCGGTTTCAGGATCAGCTTTAAAAAGACTAATGGTTTCTCCTTTAGCTAAAGTAAATAGAATTAGAATGAGATTTGATCCAGCTCTTAAAAAAGCTATTAAATTATGCAGCCAATTAGGTGGAAATGGCATTGTAGATTTATCTGATACAGAAATAAGTATTGCTTGGAAAGATGGATTACCAGAGGACCCAAAAGAACAGGCTGATATTATGATGACAAGAACGGGTAATAAAGCAACTATAAGTCAATACAGAGCTATACAATCATTGGATGGCTTAACTGACCAGGATACTCAATTAGAACTTGATAGAATTAATGAGGATGACCAGCGACTTAATCCTATAAATAATAATCCTCCTTTTGGTGGAGATAATGGTGGAGGTGCTGGAGATGGCACAAGCTAAATTTAATATTTTAGAAAATATTAAAAAGGATAGGGAAAATTTGTTAGCTATTAGTATGATATCATCTTTAGAAGTTTTAAAAAATGAATTTGGATTTTCACAAGAGCAATTAAATAAATTTGCCGAAAAATATACTCCCACATTAGGTAAAAACTTAAAAGGTAAATAGATATGAATGAAATACCTGCAGATGTTCAAAAACTTATTGATATTTATACTAAAGCTCAGGAAAATCTAATTAAAACAATAGCTAAAAATGAAGCAAAAGGAAATGTTTCTACTTATCAAAAATCACTATTAAATCAAGTTCTGAAAATACTTAGCGACTTAGATAATGAAGCTAAGAAATGGGCTGATAATGTTATACCAAGCTACTATAAACAGGGAATAGATGAAGCTATCCAAGAATTAAAAGATTTAGGACAAGATGTTAATTTAAATAATAATTTTAGTCAAATACATCAAGGAGCAATACAAGCAATAATGGATAGCTGTTATGGTGATTTACATGATGCTAATAATTATGTTGGCAGGCATATTCAGGATACAATTAGGCAAGCTGGCATTGATGAGGTTACGCAGAAATTTGCCCAAGGATTTACAGTTAAACAATGTAAACAGAATATAGTTAATAAACTCATTAGTGGGGGCATTAATGGCATTAAAGATAAAAGAGGTAGAAACATATCTCTTGATGCTTATGCTTCAACTGTGGCACGTTCTACAACTAGAGAGGCTACTAATAAGGCAACAACTAATCAACTCACTGGACTTGGTTATGATTTAGTAAAAGTAAGCAGCCATGCAACTACTTGTCCATTGTGTAGCGTGTACCAGGGAAGAGTATATTCTATTAGTGGCAAAAATCCCAATTATCCTCCACTAGATACTGCATTTAGTGGAGATTATGCAAATATACATCCTAATTGTAGGCATGTCCTTATGCCTTATATACCTGAACTTGATGATAATGCAGATAGCCTTCAAGAATATTCAAATAGACCATTTGAGATAGCTGAGAAGGACAAGAATGCTATTGATAACTATAACAAACAACAGACTGAAAAACGGCAATTAAGAGCTGATAGAGATCAATATCAAAGATATAAATTAGCAATGCCCAATGATGCCCCAAAAAGTTTTGCTAATTTTAGACAAATGAAAAAAGCTAATTCAAATAAATTTCAGGAATTACAAAGTAGCTATAGAAGCTTAAGACAAGGAGGCGAAGGTAATTGAATATACCTGATAAAGTAAGAATAGGAAGTATGGATTATAGAATCATTTATGTGGAAGGTCCCCTAGTTGATAATGATAAGGTTCTTTTTGCCCAAATTGATTTTAACAAAAAGACAATTAAGATAGTAAAAGATATGCAAGATATTCAAGGAGAAGAGGAATCATTATTGCATGAGATTCAACATGGAATAGTATTTGAAAGAAATTTTAATTATGAGAATAATGATGAAGAAACCATAACTGAAGAAACAGCCAGGGGATGGCACCAAGTTATAAGAGATAACCCAGGAATATTCAAGGAGGTAGCAGATGAAAAATAAAAAATATTGTGGACATTGTGAGAAATATAATTTAATTACATCAAAATGCATGATAGATAATTCATTAAAAAATCCAGATGATATTTGTGATAAGAAAAAAGCTGACAAAGGAGGCGAGAATGATGGCTAAGTATAGAAAGAAGCCAGTTGTGATTGAAGCAATAACTTTTGAGGAATTTATTGAGTATGGCAAAAATAATGGAGGGAATATAGTTAATGGAATGCTTTGGTCTTTTAATTATAATGGGCATCCGGTAACGCATGAAAATGATGAGTGTTATTTAATTCCTACACTCGAAGGTGTTTATAATTTTACACCAAATGATGTTCTTATCACAGGTGTTCAAGGTGAAATTTATCCTTGTAAAAAAGATATTTTTGAAAAAACATATGAGTTAGTTAAGTAAGTCTTAGAAATAAGGCTTTTTATTTTCGCCTTTTTAGCATTTATGGCGTTAAACTGAAAGACCACACGAGGGCACGACCTCGATAAAAAGTGTAGTAGGAAGGAGATTAAAAAAAATGGAATGGTTAAAACAATTATTAGGTGATGAACTTTATAATCAAGTTATTGGAAAGCTTGGAGATACCAAAATTATAAAAGATGATGGAAACTTCATTCCAAAATCACGATTTGACGAAGTAAATCAACAGAAAAATAATTTCAAAACTCAAAATGATGAACTTAATACCCAATTGGAGGCTTTAAAAAAATCCAATAAGGGTAATGAAGAACTTACTAAACAAATTACTGAACTTCAGGGCAAATTACAAGATGCTGAAACTAAAAATAAGGATATAAGCATAACTTCAGCTATTAAAATGGCAGCCATAAAAGCCAATGCAGTTGATCCTGATGTTGTATCAATGCTTATTGATAAAGCAAAGGTAATTACTAATGAAGATGGCAGTATAAAAGAGGGATTAGAAGAACAAATAAAAAACTTAGCACAATCAAAAACTTATTTGTTTGGGGAAACTGTTCCTGGTGGTGGTGGTGGAAATCCCGCTGGTGGTGGTGGAAATTTACCAAAAGATCCAAATGATATGACAATGGAAGAATATGCAGCATGGTATAAAAAAAGAAATGAAAATAATTAATATAGGAGAGTGATTTTATATGCCAAATACATTATTAACCCCTTCAATAATTGCTAAAGAGGCGATTTTAGTACTTCAAAATAATATGGTTTTCTCAGGATTAGTTCATAGAGATTTTTCTAATGAATTTGCCAAAGTTGGTGACACAATAACAGTGAGAAAGCCAGCTACATTTACAGCTAATGAATGGAATGGTTCAACTATTGATATTCAAGATGCAAATGAAACCGGTGTTCCTGTAAAAATGGATAAGATTATAGATGTATCTTTTGCGGCTGGATCAAAAGAACTTGCTTTGAGTATTCAAGATTTTTCAACTCAATTTATTCAACCAGCAATGAGGGCTCATGCACAAAAGTTGGATTCAATGATTGCTGGATTATGGGTTGATGTCCCTTATTTTGCTCAAGTCGGAGCAACTCCATCTATGCAGGATTGGGCAAATACTGATATGATTATGAACCAAAATAAAGTCCCAACGGATAGTAGAAATATGGTAATCGACCCTATGACAAAGTCAAAATATATTGCTTTGCCTGAAATTTTACATGCCTCAAAATCTGGAAGCACTGATGCATTAAGAAAGGCATCTTTAGGTGATGATCTGATGGGATTTGCAGCTTATATGGATCAAAATATAGTTAATAAAGCACCAGGAACTGCAACTGCTGGGACTGCGACAGGAACACTAGGAGCTTCTACTGTTGATCTAGCTTCTGTAACTCCTGCGGCCGGAACAATACTTAAAGGTGATGTTGTAACAATTGATGGTAACCAATATGTATGTACTGAAGATGCAACAGCAGTAACAGGAGCTATATCA